CTTAGGCGACCCGTGTTCTATGTAGTGATTTTTATCCTTTCTCAACCGGTCTCTTTATAAAGAGGAACAGTGATGGGAAAATTAAGCTAGCGAAGGGAAGTAACAACGTCATTCTCCTTATTCTCATGCATCCCAAACGGGATCTCGAAAGAGTTTATGTACAGAGAGAGAAGTAATACCTTGTTATATCAACCAATGGCTAGATCGAAGTTTTCCGTCTTAAGTTCTTTAATAAAGTAGATACCGATACCTATCGATTGGAATCACAGTTATGGGTGACACGAAACCCAGGGATGGTTATCCCCGCTCCATTATATAGGAGCACGTCCAAAACTGGGACGTATCTGCCTCCAAACATGGCAGTAACAGCTCTTTGTTCTCATACGTGAGGTCTAGGTCCGACATAGGTCGAACATTCCTAATTTCCAGATGTTTTCTGGCACGTGAGTACAATCGAGAGTTGAACAAAAGTGCTTTCCTTACGGAATTGTCGCTTTTGAGGTCTTGGTAAAGGCTTCCCAAGGAATTGGTAAATAGCAAATTTATCGTGGACATCTTATAAAGACGCGAATATTCAGACTCAAGGTTAAAAACTTTGTTTTTAAATGTCCCGGTTCTGTAAGAGGGTTTCCCCATATAGTTAGCGAATTTCAGATTCTTTTCCACATGTTGATGCATAAGCCACATCGCCATATCCTTAGGTTTAACCGGCTTTCTGAGGTGCATTTCAGATTTAATTATAGTTGCACATTTACGATCAGTTTCAGATATTTCATCGTTACTGTCCACAGGTAGTCCGAGACCTCCCAGCCATTCAGGTATAAACCATGGAATGCCGGGCACACTTTTAAGTTCTTTACAATTGTAGTATATGAACCTTCTTTTAACGGTCAACCACAAGGATTCTGGACAACTTCTTTTAAGCTCCCTAGCGATTACGCCTAATTGGTGAGCCCCTACTTGAGGGTTGAAGTCCTTTTTGTTTCCAGCACCCATCCTTTTACGGCCCATCATAAGGCCAAGATTGATATATTTCCGTTCGGTCCAACGGTACTCTTTGGTTAAGAGCGAGACCCTTTCTTTTTCATAGATCGTAGAGTTAATAGTACAGAAATCTTGACTAAAATAAGTTTTACCGACTGACGACGCTAATCCTGCAAGTGCACAATGGTTTTCCCAAAGTACACGGATTGTGGCCTTCCTACCAGGAAAGAGACAATCATCTCCATTAACAAGGAGTTTGCAAAGCGGCCCAGAATTGGGATAAGGCTTATTTACGAGTCTGAATCGCTGTCCATTATAGGACTCCTCAATTGACAAACGGCAGAGGGCCGCGTTTGCAATACACAAGAATGGGAACGATATAATCGAACCCATCAATTGGCCTTCCTTTTGGGGAAACTCTTCTCCTGTTGCCTTGTCAACAAAAATATGTTTTGTCAACGCACGAAGAAAAAGAGTTCGCACATTCATTAAAAAACGAGGTGGTAAGCATGCAAGGAATTCAGGGGAGATTTGTTCACCAATATTGATAAATAATTGGTCTAAAATCGTTTCTGAAACCCAAGAATGCAAATTATCCGTACTTGCGACATAATCGCCCGAAACGGCCTCATCCTCTTTTGTCATGTCTCCGAGACACCATTGAATATCTTCGTTTTCTAAATACCTCCCTATGGGGGTGAAAACAGTGTGTTTCTTTAGTGTCTTCCAGAGCCAAGCTTGAAAGGGCTTTAGGGCAGTGTAAGTGAGGGGGGGTCCTTTTGAGATCACTCTAATCTTGAGAGGTTCTGGGAGCGCCACGGTTTCAACCAGTGGTCTTTCATCTTGGGCAAGGTCTAAAACCTTGAGATACAGCTCTTTCCATTGGACACGGAGGTTCGTATAATCTACCATTAAACAGGGTCCAACGTCGACGGGTTCAATGCCGGCGTCTTTCCAC